ATTATGTAACAATCCCTGAAGATAGATATGATGTAATCGAGAGTATGGTAGATAAACTTGATGAAATGGAAGAAAAACTCAACGAGCAAATCGAAAGAAATGTTGCTCTGAATAGAAGATTAGCAGAGTCAGTTGCTGATGTAATCTTTGCAGATGTCGCTGAAGGTCTTGCACTTTCTCAGAAAGACAAACTCGCTTCTCTTGCCGAAAATGTTGAGTTTGATAGTGAAGAAAACTATCGTGAGAAACTGGTAACTCTGAGGGAGTCTTATTTCCCAACCAGATCAACTGGTACTCAAAAAGACTTTTCTGAGAACTTATCTGAAGAGGTTTCCTATGGAGAAAATCTGAGTGAATCAGTATCTCCTATCATGGAAGCATATCTTCAAACTCTCAGTAGAGTATCTAAAAAGTGATTTTTAAATTATAAACAATCAAACTAAATTTTTAAAGAGGTAAAAACAATGCAAATGTTCAATGCGGAACAATTGCAGGAGAAGTGGTCACCGATCCTTGATTATCAAGGAATGGATCCTATCAGAGATTCACATCGTAGAGCGGTAACTGCTATTCTGCTAGAAAACCAAGAAAGAGAATTACGTGAAGAGCGTGCATTCCTTTCTGAAGGTCCAAATATTAATACCGGTTCAGCTGGTGGAACTGCTGGTTTCAGTGCAGATGCTAACGCACCTGTTGCTGGTTTTGACCCAGTTCTGATTTCACTCATTCGCCGTTCAATGCCTAACTTGGTCGCATATGACCTCGCTGGCGTTCAACCAATGAATGGTCCTACTGGTCTTATCTTTGCGATGCGTTCTAAGTACGCTACACAAGGTGGATCAGAAGCTCTGTTCGATGAGGCAGATACTGCATGGTCTGGTCAAGATGACGACCGTAATGCCGTTCTTGGTAGTGGATATGTTTCTGGTTCTGACGGTGCTTCCGTAGGTTTCGGTACTACAGCACACGCAGGAACAAATCCAGGTCTCTTAAACCCAGAAGGTAGTCAAGCATACAATACCTACAGTGTAGGTCAAGGTATGGACACCGAGAATGCTGAAGGACTCGGTTATGACGGTAACGAGTTCAACCAAATGGCATTCTCAATCGAGAAGGTCACTGTTACCGCTAAGTCAAGAGCTCTGAAAGCTGAGTACTCATTAGAACTCGCTCAAGACCTCAAGGCAATCCATGGTCTGAATGCCGAAGCGGAACTCGCAAACATTCTCTCAACTGAGATTCTTGCTGAGATCAACCGCGAAGTTATCAGAACTATCTACAAGATTGCTGAGTCTGGTGCTCAACAGAACGTTGCTTCTGCTGGTACTTTCGACCTCGACGTTGACTCCAATGGTCGTTGGTCAGTTGAGAAGTTCAAAGGTCTTATTTTCCAAATCGAGCGCGACGCTAACGCAATCGCACAAAGAACTCGTAGAGGAAAGGGCAACATGATCCTCTGCTCTGCAGACGTTGCCTCCGCTCTGACCATGGCAGGTGTTCTTGATTACACCCCAGCACTCAACGCTAATCTGAACGTTGACGACACTGGTAACACCTTCGCTGGTGTTCTCCAAGGTAAGTATCGCGTATATATTGATCCATATTCTGCAAACGTTGCTGCTTCACAGTACTACGTTGTTGGATATAAGGGTTCCAGCCCATATGATGCTGGTCTCTTCTATTGCCCATATGTTCCTCTCCAAATGGTACGTGCCGTTGGTGAGAACAACTTCCAGCCAAAGATTGGCTTTAAGACCAGATACGGTATCGTTGCAAACCCATTTGCAGAAGGAACCACCGCTGGTCTTGGTCGCCTCAAGGCAAACGCCAACCGCTACTACAGAAGAGTACGTGTTAATAACCTTATGTGAGTCATTTCACATAAATTCAAGAGGGTCTTGCGACCCTCTTTTTTTTATCTAAATAAAAATAAAACAATTAGTAAAATGAAGCCAACTCCTAAGCAGTCTCAAGAAATTTACAAAAGTTACGAAAAAGTAGTTGAACATCTTATTAGTGAAGGGTATGCAGATAGTAAAGAATCTGCAGATATGATTATCAATGGTATGAGTGAGCAATGGTTCAACATGATTGTAAACGAATGAAAAGCTTTAAAGAATTTTACGAGCAAGCATTTCATCCAGATCTAGTGAATAAATTAAGTGATCCAAAAGTACAAAAAAATCTCCAAAGTACCGTAATAAAACCTGGTCAGAGATTTGCATCTGGTCCACCACCAATGGTGCAAAATAATAAAAAATCATCTTCTACAGATAATAATAAAAAGTTTGTTGGAAGAATAATTAGTAACGCTCCTTATTAAATTATAATGGCATTTCCCAATCAAATTAGCAATAGAAATTTTTTATCCCCAATAGGTTTTAAATTTAATATTGCTAAAAATAGAAAAATTGATTTCTTTTCAAATAAAGTTAAAATTCCTGGATTAACTTTAGGAATCGCAAATCAAGGAACTCCATTTAAAAGAATAGACGTTCCTGGAGATGTTATTGAGTATGAAGATTTTATTCTGTCATTTATAGTTGACGAAAATTTAGAAAACTATATGGCAATTCATAACTGGATTACTGGATTGGGATTCCCTGAAAATTTTGAACAATTTAAAAATCTAGTTACTAATGATGATGGAATTGGTGATGAAAAATTGCAATTTAGTGACGGTTCTCTAGCAATTTTAAATAGCAATTATCGTGAAATAGCACAGATTAAATTTAAAGATTTATTTCCATATGCTATAACTTCAATTGATTTTGATGCTACAGTTAGCGATATTCAATACTTTACAGCAGAGGTAAGTTTCAAGTATACTGTTTATAGTATTGTTGATGCAAACGGAAATCCTCTATGAATCTTGATGAGATTCAGGACATGTGGCAGAGAGATTCTGTCATAGATCCTGATAATTTACACGATGAATCTTTAAAAATTCCTCAACTTCATTCTAAGTATTATACAATCTATAATACAATTACTCTTCTTCGTGAAAAAGCAAGAGAAACCCATAGTAGAGTTAAATTAGAACGCTACAATTACTACACAGGGAAAGCCCCTGCAGAGGTTTACGTAGAAGAACCTTTCCCATATAAAGTGAGAGAAAAAGACGCCTTACAGAGGCATATGGACGCAGATGAGAAACTTTCAAAAATTGAAATGAAGATTCGGTACTATGACATTATGCTCAAGTTTCTTGAGGAAGTCATTAAAACGATTTCAAATAGAACTTTCCAAATAAAGAATGCAATTGAATGGCACCGTTTCCAAGCAGGGTTTAATTGACACAATAAATACTCATAAGTAATATTATGAGTATATGTCTCATTTGATTATATCAAAAAAGAATGAAGTATATCTTCAAGTAAAAGCAGAACCTCATATCTACTATGAACTAGCAGATCAGTTCACGTTTGAGGTTCCAAACGCTAAATTCAGTCCTCAGTTTCGCAACAAGTACTGGGACGGAAAAATTCGTTTATTTAATACTCAAACTGGAGAAATTTATGTTGGGTTATTAGATAAACTTGTAAGGTTTTGCGAGAATCATAATTATACTTATGAATTTTTAAATAACAAATTTTATGGTCTTCCTTTTGAAATAAATGAACATATTTCAAAGGAAGGTGTAAAAGATTACATGAATTCTATTTGTAAGTATGCTCCCCGTGAATACCAAGTTGAGGGAGTATACGACGCTTTAAGACATAATAGAAAGTTGTTGATATCTCCAACTGCTTCTGGAAAGTCGTTGATGATATACTCGATTGTGAGATATTACGTTGAGAGAGGACAAAATACTCTGATAGTCGTGCCGACGACATCCCTTGTAGAGCAGATGTATAAAGACTTTGCAGATTATGGGTGGGACGTGGGTTCATACTGCCACAAAATATACGCTGGAAAAGAAAGAGAAACAGACTCTCAGGTGATTATCACTACCTGGCAGTCTATCTACAAACTTCCCCGTCAATACTTTTCAAGATTTAATGTGGTCGTAGGAGATGAGGCACACCAGTTTAAATCGAAGTCATTAGTATCTATAATGACAAAACTTTCTGATGCAAAATATCGCTTTGGATTTACAGGAACATTAGACGGTTCACAAACTCATAAATGGGTTTTAGAAGGTTTATTTGGTCCTTCTTACAAGATTATTCGCACCGATGAACTAATGCAAAAAGGTCACGTTGCAAAACTTGATATTAATATTCTTTTATTAAAACACCCTCCAAATAAGTTTGAAAACTTTGAAGAAGAAGTTCAATACATTATCAACCATGAAAAAAGAAATAAGTTCATTAAAAATCTTGCTTTAGATCTTAAAGGAAATACATTAATTCTTTTTGCAAGAGTTGAAGGTCATGGTCAACCTTTATATGAACTCATAAATAAGAGTATCAATGAAGATCGTCATGTCTTCTTTGTTCATGGTGGTGTAGACACTGAAAATCGTGAAAAAGTTAGAGAAATTACTGAAAAAGAAAACAATGCAATCATTGTTGCATCATATGGAACTTTCAGTACAGGAATTAATATTAAAAATTTACATAATGTTATTTTTGCTTCACCTAGTAAATCAAGAATTCGAAATCTTCAATCAATTGGAAGAGTATTAAGAAAGAGTGATAATAAAACAAAAGCAACTTTATATGACATTGCCGATGATATCAGTTATAAGTCAAGAAAAAATTATACCTTAAATCATTTAATTGAAAGAATCAAAGTTTATAATGAAGAAAATTTTAATTACGATATTGTAAACATACCGATTAAAAACTAATGGGAGATGAATTTTACGCAATTATAAAGTTAGTTTCTGGTGAAGAAGTATTTTCTCAAGTCTGTATTGATGAAAATGAAGGAGACCCTGTAGTGGTATTATCAAGTCCAGTGATTATGAAATCTGTCCAAAGTTTAAATGGAATACTTATAAAAGTTAAACCATGGATAGATTTATCAGACGATAATTTCTTTATTGTAAAACTTGATAAAATAATTACAATGACAGAAACTAAAAATAAAAATTTAATACGTCTATATGAAAATTATATTAATGATGAAGATGTAGATATATTTAATTCAAGTGATTCTGAAAGTGGAAAGGTAAGTCTTTCAAATAAAATGGGATATATTTCTTCTGTTAAAGAAGCAAGAGAAGTCTTGGAAAAGATCTTTAAGCATCTTTAAGTATACTTAAACCCTGATCTTCAACCGGGACAAAGGTAGTCTACTGGCATTTGGCATTCTTGTCAAGCTCAACTAATAATGCTATAATAAATTTAACTTATAAAATAAATTTATTACAATTAAATATTATGACAAAAAAGAAATCAGAGCATTATGTAAACAATAAAGAATTGCTTGAAGCACTAATCGTTTATAGGTCAAAAGTTGAAGCAGATTTTTTAAAAAGAAATGATAGAAAACCATTAAGGGAAGACAGAGCAAAGCATTGGGAAGGTAAACCACCAATTCCAAATTATCTGGGAGAATGCTTTTTAAAGATTGCTACTCACCTTTCATATAAACCAAATTTTGTCAATTATATGTTCCGTGAGGATATGATTTCTGACGGAATTGAAAATTGCGTTCAATACATTCATAATTTTGATCCAGAGAAGTCTAAGAATCCATTTGCTTATTTTACTCAGATTATTCACTACGCATTTCTGAGGAGAATTCAAAAAGAAAAGAAGCAACTGGATATAAAGACAAAGATTATCGAACGCACAGGATTTGATGAGGTTATGATGGTTGACGATAGCTTGCTTTCTGGACACAGTTCGGAGTATAATTCAATTAAAGACGCTATCCAATACCGCAATAAATGAAAATCGCTATTATTACGGATACTCACTACGGATGTAAAAAAGGATCAAAATACCTTCATGATTATTTTGAACTTTTTTATAAGAATGTATTTTTTCCTGCCCTTGAAGAATATGGTGTAGAATCTGTAATTCATATGGGAGATGCTTTTGATAGTCGCAAATCAATTGATTATCAAAGTCTTGAGTGGTCAAAAAAAGTTGTATTCGATCCTCTTAAAAAATATGATGTGCATATGATTGTTGGTAATCATGACACATATTATAAAAATACTAATAGTGTAAATTCCCCAGAACTTTTATTGCAAACATATTCTAATATTAAAACTTATAGTGAACCAACAGAAGTTAATATTGGTGGTTTAAAGATTTTATTTTTACCCTGGATTAATCAAGAAAATGAAGAAAAAACTTTTAAACTTATTCAAAAGACATCTAGCAAAGTTGCGATGGGGCACCTTGAATGTCAAGGATTTAGAGTTAATCGACAACTCATCATGGAGCATGGTCTTCAGAGCGAATTATTTGAGAAGTTCGATAGGGTCTACTCGGGACACTATCACACTAGATCGAATAATGGGATAATTTTT